TCTAGTTTTACTTCTTAACTTTGGAAGAGGTTCATTACCATCTAACCATACATATTCCACTCTAACTCTCTTTTTATTTGCCACTATAAATCACTTCCTTTATACCATATTTGTGAATCAATCCCATGCAACAAGGACAAGGTTTAGCTAAATTATCACCTTTTCTATAAATATAAATTGTAGCTCCAGCCACACTTAGCCCTCTACGAATAGCTTTATAAATAGCATGGCCTTCCGCATGTAACCTTTTGTATTCCCCTGATCCAAAATGTGGATGGGTCTTATGGAGATTACATGCTGTAGCAATAACCTTATTACGTCTCATTATAGTCGCCCCCAATTTAAATTTACGGGTTGACTTTTTTGCCTCTTCCCTAGCTAACATCATCGGGTAAGAGCCGTCGCTATCTTGGTCCAACAGGTCCTTCGGGTTCAGGAGGTGCATATAACTTATCCTTACTAAATTGATGATTCCTTTTTATTCTTTCAAGTGCTTCATCATCTATTAGAGCACTTTTCTCATCTAAAATTTGCTGTGTCAAATTTAAAGATTCTTTGTATTTTCCTACCCAATAATAACAAATCGAAAGTTCATCTTTAATTTTCCACTCATAAACAGCCCTAGAGATAAATAATTGATCCTTAGGATATGGGATACTATTAGCTGTCTCCCCCAATAAAATCCCCACCTCAAATTTATCCATCATTCTAAAATATGCTAATAATTCATAAAGAGGCTCCGCTCTGCTAGACCGTGTGTTAAAAGCTTCTAAGTAATGGGGAATAGCTTTATCCATCCCTTCCAATGCTGCGATAAAACGTGCTTTTCTTAACTTAGCTTCAAAAATTTCTTCATCCCATCCACCTAATTCTAAAACCTTTTCTAAAGCTTCTAACGCCCTTTTCAAATTACCACAATCTCTGTAAGACTGAGCCAAATAAAACCAAGATCTACTATCTTCTGGGTGATCTAAAAGATATGTTTCAAAAATAATTGCATCTTTTTTATACTTATGAGGATCTCGGGATCTAGCTCCATCAGGGGTAGGGACTACACAAACATCGTCTAATGTATCCTTAGTTTTAGATTTAGGACTCCAACAATACTCATGAACAGGCTGCTCCCACCTCCAATCCAATCCATCTTTAAAAAATTGAAGTCTAAAATATTCATAACCACCGTTCCACACGGTTTTAACTTTAATACTATCTGACTTCAACTCAGGAAGAGTAGAAATCTTACCACTCTTAACAACCTTATTACCCACATAAGGAATAAAAACCTCATCTGCATCTAGAGTCATAATATAATCGGAAGTCCCTGAGGCTAAATTAAAAGCCTCTGTTCTATTATGCCCAAAATCTACCCATTTAGTATCATATACTTCTCCAGATAAATTATTATCACTGAGATATTTTCTTATAGTGTCCTGAGTTCCATCGGAAGAACCTGTATCACAAATACAGAAGTAATCTACAAAATCTTTAACTGAGTCGAAAGATCTAGCAATAACTGTAGATTCATTTTTAACAATCATACACAGCGTAATGGTTTGCTTAGTCTTTTTACGTTCCCGTCGAGCCAAAACCCTTTTCCCCTCTATCAGTATTTGACAACTGATCTACCTCTTCAAAGGTAACTTCATGAATAGGATTGATTTCAAGTTGAGCAATTCTATCCCCCCGTTCAATCCCTGCAATATCCTGGAGTAAATTGTTGTGTAACAAAACAAAAATTTCCCCCCTATAATCACTGTCGATTTTACCAGGAGCGTTTGCAACAACAATTCCATGTTTAGCTAGTCCACTTCTTGAATAAATTTCTCCCTTCCATCCTTCAGGGATTTCCATGGCTACCCCCGTAGCTACTGCTACCGTTGTACCTGGAGCGATATACGCATTTTCTGCTGCATAAAGATCATAGGCTGCGGCTCCCGAAGTGGCTTTAGTGGGTACGGTAGTGGAACATAACTTTTTTATTTTCACATTCATAACAAGACAACATATTATAGATTACCAAACGATTGTAAACTTTTTTCAATAATAGGGTACGCATTAATAATTTCTTTAATGCCGTCCGATATGGTATAATAGGGCTTCCATCCTGTTTTTTCTATCTTATCATTGGAAACTATATAATTTCTTTGATCTGGATCTTTATTGATGTCCGATTCCTCAATATAAAAATCTGGAATATATTCTTGTATTTTCTGGCAAAGCTCCAACTTAGACAAATTAGCTGATGACAATCCCACGTTATACACTTGCCCCTTCATATCTTCATAATTCTCTATGCAATGAATAAAAGCATTTACTACATCTTGGATGTGAATATAGTTTCTCTTAAAATGACTTTCAAATAAAACTATATATTTATCTTTACATGCCTTATATACAAAATCATTAACTAAAAGATCCATTCGCATCCTAGGGGATAGACCGAATACCGTAGCTAGCCGTAAAGAAATTCCTCCATAATCCAATACTGCCTCTTCCGCAGCAACCTTAGACTCCCCATATACAGAAATAGGATTGAGTTTAGTTTCCTCAGTACAATAAAGTAAATCACCATCATACTCTTTGGTCACTCCATAACCTGAATTAGTAGTAGGTATAATCACCTTAGCATCCCCACAATGCTGTAGCATCTTAGCTATAGCCTTATGATTAGTTCTCCATGCCCGCTCCTCATTAAACTTACAAGCAGGAGCCCCAACAACAGCAGCTAAAGGAATTATATAATCAAACCCTGACACTTCCTCAGGAGTTAAATAATATACATCTTTACGAATAAACTTTATATAACGACAATGTTCCAGCAAGCTAATTTGACCATATGAAAGATCATCTACCACAGTAATCTCTACTGGGTCCCCTCTGTCTAATAACTTTGCTATCAATGCAGAACCTAAGTAACCCGCTCCTCCTGTAATTAAAATTTTCATACTGTACTAACTCCCCGTGTTCTCACCACTTTACCCGCACATTCATTAGCAAACTTAATTGCTACATTTATATCATTATGCTTTACATACGAATAGCATAAGCCAGCTACGAAAGTATCCCCCGCTCCTGACTGATCTTTAACAGGAACATTATCTACACTGAAAGTGTGACCTCGATAGGAACATCCCTTATTTCCTAAAGTAATAACAATATTATCACTCTCTTTATAGGTTCCATATTTCTGTGTATTCTTCCATTCTTGTTCATTTATTTTAATCATAAATGCATTTTTAACAAAATCTCCTACTACCTTCTTGGTATCTACAAATACTTTAGAATGGGCGTTGCACATTAATTCAATATCCTCCTCAGTTAAAAATCCCTTACAATAATCAGAAATAATTATAGCATCATAATTAGAAAAATCAATTGAAGATACTACCCCACATGGAACCACCTCATCTTCCCCCTCATCTAACCTCATAAACATGTGATTAGTTTTATCATCAACATACCTAGTTTTAACTAAGGAACTCTCATTAGTAATTAAATCTACTTGTGCCCCCAAGTTTTTTAAATTCTCAACTACGTTTGCAGCCATCCCTTTATTTTTAGTAGTATACAGAGGGATTAGTACTGGGGCGGGAGTATCGGGAGCTAACCTCTCAGCTTTCCCATAAATATATCTGTCTATACAACTCTCACCAATTACTAAAATATGTGGAGCATTCACCAGCTTATGTCCCAGTCTTTAAATTCAGCAGCTAAACAATCAATCTTGTAATCCTTCCTTCCTCCAGCCTGCTCCTGGATTCTGTTTTTAGCTGTATTACGAATTCCATTTAAGCCATGAGTTAGTTCTAAATTATTACCATCTTTTATACCCTTACGATAATTAGATTCGTTATGCCAAATGTGAAGGTTCATTTGTGACAAAACTACAATAGCACGAACCGCATCAGCATTAAGCTTTACTTCCTCCTGGCATAAAATAATATCTATATCATGTAAAATATCTTCAATCTCCTGAGCATACTCTTCTTTATGCTCAGAAATGAACACTTCTTTTAATTGAACAATAGAAAGTCTGTCCATTAATTCAGATAACGTTGGTAAATAGTGCCTCTTAGATTCAATAGTCATTAATCAATTCCTTTAAAATATTCTTCTAGTGTTTCACTAATATAAGTAATCTCAGCTAGCGAAAGATAATGATGAACCCCTATATGAATACCACAGTCCCCAATATACTCTGAATTAGGAAAATCTCCTAAATTATATCCCATAAATTCAAATGCTCTATGCTGAGTGGGAATACTCCCAAAATTTCTTTTCCACTGAATTCCTTTTTCCTCTAACAAGCGACACAGATCTTCCACATTCCTATCATCTTTCAGTGTGATAGAAAACCCATGCGGGCATACAACTGTATCAGAAGGTTGAATGGAAAACCAAGCTAACTTTTGATAAGGTTCAGTTATTCTCATCAGTATCATTAAATAATGATGTCTAGTTTTAAAAGTCTTCCAAAAGTTAGAAATGCCCTCCAACCCTACTGATGCTTCCAAATCATTCATCTTAGAATTATATCCTACACGAATATGATCAAAGTATAAAGACCCCTCTTCTCTACCATGATTTCTAGTACAACCTACAGACTTAGCTACCTTCTCATTGTTAGTAGACACCATTCCACCTTCTCCACAATTAATAAGATGAGCAGTGTAGTAGCTAAAGCAAGCACCGTCACTAAAATGACCTATATATTTTCCTTTATACTGAGCCCCATGAGCCTCACAACAATCCTCAAAAACTAAAAGATCATGACGTTTTGCAATCTTATTGATGGCTTCCATATCACAAGGAAGTCCCATGGTATGTACCACCAAAATAGCTGCTGTCCTATCCGTAATAGCAGCTTCAATCTGTGAAGGATCAATGTTAAGAGTCTCTTTCTCCACATCTACAAATACTGGAGTAAGTCCTGCTGCAAGAACTGCGTTAGAGGTAGCGATAAAGCTCAACGCAGGGACAATAACCTCATCTCCTCTTTTAGCTCCAAACTCATAAACAGATGATATCATATTCATAACAGCATCTGTACCAGAACTTACTGCTTTATTATATTTATAATCAAACAGCTTACCCCACTTAGTTTCAAACTCCTTAACCTTAGGGCCTGCCGTAGCCCAATCTGTCTTCACGCAATCTAAAAGATTTTGCTTCGTAATATGCCCTAAACGTAATTCCCCAAAATTAATTTTCATATATAATCCTTATTCTCTGGCCCTTTATAATAGTCTGATTAGGATATAGCCATTCCTGAGCTAGGGTCAACCTCATGAACATACTTTTTATTTTCATCAGTTAGGCTGAATTGAGGAATATTACATAAACCTATACCCTGAGGACTTTCTGTAGTGAGGATAGAATATCGTGTGGTGGTGGGTGGTTGCTGTCCCGTAAAGAATAAGTTATAAAAATAAGATATAGTTTTATGCATCTCGACAGACACAGCAATTTCTTCTTGACCATTTCCCCGTTTTTCTTGTAACTCATAAAGTTCATCTTTTTCAAAATCTCCAAAATGATGACTTCTATGATGTAATTTTATTTCTTCTCTTAAATCTAAAGTTTGATTTTTACCTATAAAAGCTATCCACTTAAATACTCCATCAAAATAAGCATCTACCCCCCATGAAGGAATTGTAGTAGGAAGAAACGTATCATGATGTTTAAAATTTCTAGAAATTAAAGGAAAATTACAATACTGATTTCTTCCATCTGGAAGACCATTAATAAACCGACCTCCCACTATGATGTAGGGCATCACACATTTTTCCCCCCTATCCTGTATTCTTTTTTTAATTATAGTATCATAATTTTTAGTTAAAATCTCTACATCTTCCCCTAAGCACCAAATAAGATCCCCCTTTGACATTCGATAACCACTTTCATAAAAATTTTGAATAAAGTTATCACTAGGAGGTCTCCAAAATACTACAATATGATACTTCCTAATATGCTCTGGTACAGACTCTCTAACATATTTTAAAGTTACCTCATCAAATTCATCTAATCCTATAAATAATTCTATTCCATAAGGGTCTTCTGCATTCGTAAAAATACTAGAGACACAAGTTTCAAGCATTTTAGGACGAGTGTCTACACGTTTAACAGGGACAATTATACTAATTAAAGGGTTATTTTTCTTCTTAATAACCTTGGGCAAAGTTACGTTACATATTTCCATAATCAAATAATCTTCCCATAATCTATGTCTAAATCCGTTAAATAAAAATACTTTTCCACTTGAGAAGCAAGTCTATCTGGATCCTTACATACAAATCTTTGTCCACTCTCATCAACAGGGTCCTCAAGATATGCCTCTACGTTATGAGGCATAACGTTGTGACATTCCTCATATCCAAGTCCGGCTTTCTGCGCTTCTTCGTCGTCTATAAAAGTCTGAGCTTTTCTTCCAAACATTAAATTTTCCCAGTGAGGGCCATCCTCCCCGTGACCGCTATTTCTCCATGAGGAACGACCATCCATATTAGTATTATGGCTTAATATTATATCTTTTAATATTGCCCATCTACCTCCTAATGAGGCGGCTATAAATGAAAAGGTAGACTCAGTACAAAAACCTGCAAACACATCAGGCCAAACTCTTTTATATCTTTTATAAATACTATAAGAAAAAAGATCTACATGACCATTAATGGACCCCCCCAGTCCAACAAAAGCATCCTTATCCTTTACAGGGTGGGAGACACCTTTAGAAAACTCAAAGCCATGATCGTTATTAACTTGAATACTCATCATTATATATTCATTTTTAATAAAGGATTTGAAGGCTAAATCAAGTGCCTTATTATCAACAAAATTAACCCCAGAATCCACATATAAAAATCCCTTAAATTCTCCATACTTTTTTACCATTGTAATGCACGCATTATTATAGGTAATATTTACCGGGTAAGGAGTAGCCACTCTTATTATCTCTACACTTTCTCCAAACTCTTTTTCCACTGCTCCCACACAGTCGTCAGAATTCTTACATGAAGACATAACTAACTTAAACGTATTGTCAGTTTTACTATCAAGAATTAATCTTAACGATGTAATATAAGCATCAGTATTATCCTTTTTAATCCCACAAGTATTATACACTACCAAAAAATCATAATCACTTTTCCCCATAATAATCCCCCCATTCCACTAGGATAGTTGATTTACCATCTTCTCTTTCATAAGCCCTCTTGTAAGAATTAAAAATTTGATTAGGCTCATCCAACCGTATTACTTCTATGGTATCACACATGGCCCTGAAACCTCCTGTGAAGTCTCCCACATGTTGATGCTGGGGATGAAGAGGACGCTGAGATCCAATAGCAGTCCTTACAATAACTTTAGGCTGGTAACCTCCCTCTGACATGAGAGACATCTTATCGAGATGGTTAACTACTTGATTAGCTGCAAGAATGAGAAAATTCCATCTAGGAAAAAAAGATATAGGGACCGTACCATTGAGAGCCATCCCTGTACTAATACCCATTTGCATATCTTCGTTAACAGGCATCTCTAAAAGCTTGGCCTTATTAATATCTTTGATAGTGTTAGTCATTGCCGTACCTGCGTATGTCACGGCTTGACCGAGAAAGAATGTATCTTCTTTATCTCCAAGCCAATCCATAGATCTTTTTAGCTCATCAAAGTATTTCATTAGAATTGAATCCTTTTTCCTGCTCCTGCATGAGGATACTTGGTTTCATATTTATAATAGATTATTTTAGGAATTCCTTCCTTTGCATAAGGATGTTCGTCACTCTTCCATACTTCTCTAGTCATTGTACAAACAGACTTAGCATTGTCCTCAATGATATAAGTTATGGGAAGATCTAGATTCACTGCATACTTATGATTTTCACAAAAGGAACCAGTCTCTGCGGACATATCCCCTACAAAACACCACACATGATTAGAACCCCCCTTTCTTTTTATATCAAAAGCTACTCCTGTAGCAATAGGAATAGATCCAGTCACTATAGCTGATGAATATACTCTTTGCTCGGGATAACATAAAGTAATTGATTTCCCCGCCAGTATATCCTCTTTCAATTTACTTGGGGGTACTCCCTTTAACAAACATTGATAGTGAGATCTCCATGTGCAAAAAACCCAATCTTCCTCTTTAATATCTTTAAAGATATCAATCATCTCCTCCTCATTACCATCATATAGATGCACAGGAGCTTTAATCATTCCTTTATTAAAACAGTTAGCAATATCTGTTTCAAAGTCTATAAGCTGTTGTTTAGTACACATCATTAAAGAGAACCTTTATGCTTCATAGAGTCAGGATAAACATCGGGTTTGTACAAATGAATACTCTGATCATTCTTGCTATCTTTCATACACAAAAATATATTTTTAGATATTAATTGATAAATTCTATTAAGCATATCAAAATTTTTCATTATTTTATTATGATTATCCTCCCAGTCTTCACCGCTGTTAGAGCTACTTCGACTGTAATATCGTTTTATTTCTAATCCTATATCTATATCATATTTTTTCAAAAGAGTAGTTCTAATACCTGAGGAGAACCCATCCCCATTAGGTTGTGTTCCAAAATAACCGCAACATGCGTCTAACAATTTTCTTGAAAAACACGGAGCAAGATCATACCCTCTATCTTCTATCCCAATAAGAGTAAAATTATTATCACTATTCAAGATATCAGTTACAAAATTAGATCTAATAAAAACAAAATCGTCAGCAATAACATGAATCCAGGTTGATTGAGGATTTATATAACCATACAATAAGGACTGCACTTCATGTAAAGAATTTCTTCCCCCATTTCGTGCCCAAGTAAAAGTTTTAACAACAAAATCTAAATCCCCCTTTTCGAAAAACTTCTTTATCTCATTTTGCACCTCATCATCATCTTCATCAAATTTTATAAGAAATTCGCACTGAGATCGTTCCTCTGGAGTAGTAAAATGTAAAAAAGATTGAAGTAATCCTAACAAATTATGGTCAGAATTATCCTTCCTTCTAGATGAAAACAAAAATGAAATCATGATTCTAAAATCTTTCTCTTTAATTTAACTTTAAGCATTTGCTTAATAGCATCCACTGCTACCTTCCCTGATGTTTTCTCCACCATCTTGAGAAATTTAGGGGATGAATGATATTCTATAAATGCTTTATCTCTAAACCGTAAAATCTCTTGAGAAGATAGTACCCCATTCGAAACTGGCAACGTATCATAACCAAGGAAAGAATACCCCTCATAACTATCGGGAAGATCCCGTCCTTGAAAAACTGCATCCTGGTACAGTTGACTCCCTGGAAGAGCCATAGCTCCATACGCATTCCATCCCAAAGTATTTAACTCCTTAGAAAAATCTAGAGTTTTCTGCATACTCTCCTCAGTATCACCAGGAAGTCCAAAGATATAGTTACCCATTACGTTAATACCAGCTTCATGAACTTGTTTAATCACTTTACTTACATCAACATCTTCCCACTTACCTTTAGAGACTTCTAATCTTACCATCTTATCAGCACTTTCTATACCTAAAGCTAACCATCTAATACCTGCTTTACGTAAAAGTACTAACGCTTTTGGATCTCTTACAGTATCAATTCTAGAATATGCCCACATTAAAAGATCTTTTGAATATGATTTTTCAGCAAGAAGATTACATAAAGGAGTATAGTATTTCTTATTTAAAAGAAACATCTCATCTGTAATTTTAATAGTCTTAACTCCTAGAATATTAAGTTTATCAAATTCTTTTATAATAAACTCAGGAGACCAATATCTCATTCCACTATAATTTGATGCAACTCCTACTTCATCCTCATTATCCCTATTAAGAATATTAATCATACAAAAATTGCATTTAAATTTACAACCCAAGGATGTTTGAATAGCAGCGTAAGGAGATCTATTTTCCTCCTTATAATCTGCGTGCCACATAGGAGCACGATACAAATCTAAAGGTTTTTTGTGGTATGGAAGTAAGTCCCAAGCATAGCCAGGAAGATCTTCATCCATACGTTCTTGAGGTACAATTTTTTCTGCTGAATTAATAATTATTGTATCTTTCTCCCAATATTCTTTAGCTTTACTTCTCCATGCAATCCCTTTAATATTTTTAAAAATCTGTTCATTAATAAGGGGCTGATATAATATATTTCTTAAAGCATAAACTCCTTCATTAGTAAATACAAAATCAATAGAAGATTCATCTTCTAGACACTTTTTAGGAAGAGCCTGAGGATAAGACCCCACAAAACTTATAGGGCACGAAACTCCTAATTTTTTCAATGCTGTAGAAGTTTTTACCGCACCACTCATGCTCGTAGTTCCCGAATTAACATTTTGTCCATACACCACAAACACAATTAAACGAGGCTTTTGTATGGTTATTATATTATGAACTTCCCTATCAGTTAATCCTTCAGCATTAATATCTAAAATATTTACCTTATATCCAACTGATCTACATGATTGAGCTAACAAAAGTGCCCATGTTGGAGGCTCAATAGTTGTATACTTTTTTGATAAATCCTGATATACCTTATCAGCATTACCTGGACTAATAAACATTACATCAAGCATTTTTTACTCTCCCTATAACTTGCAATAATTTTTGGGCATCTCTAGCTCTCACAGGATCTAAACATCTGTATACTAAATCTGGATCTTGCTCCGCATACCTTTGCCTATTTTCAGCAAAAGTAGAATCCAGTTCCGATTTTCTAGCATAGAAATGCATGTGTTCATTTACAAAATCTAAAAGCTGTATTCTTCCCCCTATCTTATGAGCCAAATCAGTTAGCCATGTATCTGCAAAGTCTGCTTCAAAATACGGAGGGGTTAGATACCCCACCGCTTCAACCCATCGTCTGTGTATTATAGGATGAGTAGCTAAAGAAGAGTTAAATAAATCATTACCGTATGCTAATACTACTTTATCCTGATGGGTTTCAAAAAAATCTATTACTAAAGTATCCCATCCCTGAGTCTTAAATACTAAATCATCTGCACCTAAGAAAAAAATATCTTCCTCGATTGATGGAATAAGCATATTAGCAGTTTGAGACATCATAATTCTTGGCCCCCTATGGACCAAAAACTTAGAAAGAGAAGTTTGTGCTACTTTTTCTAAACACGGCATAGTAACAACATCATCACTGTCCACATAAAAATAAAATTTAACATTAGAAGGATCTTCTGCTGTAGAAAATACTGAGTTTATAAATCTTGTTAATTTTTCTGGCCTGTTCCTAGTGGGAAGAACCATTGCAATTTTACTCATAATCCTTCTCCATTGAGTCCTCCCACAATAGGTCTTACTAAATAAATAACCTCTTTAAACCAATCAAGAGTAAAACCCTCTTGCAAACAATGCGCGACATGCCAAAAATCTGTCATTGATGCTTGTTCCTCAGGAATACAATCTTTAAAAGGAACTTTACTAAAAATAGAAGTACGAAAAGTAGGCATACAAACGTTCCCCGCTATAGGTCCTAACTCTGGGGACATACCTAAAGTAAGAGACTCTTTTTTTAGTACTGTCCCTGGACTCTCACTTCTGATAGAAGTCCATGTTCCCTCAGGTGCCCCACCTTTTCTTATCCATTTTAAGCCCGTATCAAAAACATCTACAGGGGTACCTAATTCAATACCTGCAATCCATATATCAATATTTGGACTTTCCTTAAGTTTCCTTCTAATAATATCTCCAGCACCCACCGCAAACTCATCATCATCATCTAAAAAAGTAATGAACTCAGTCTCAGCAAGGGCTGCTCCTACATTAGCTGCCATACCTCCGTAGTATCCCCACCTCTTACCAAGTTTGACGTACTTGAGAGCCCCCTGTGCGCTCACTCTAGCCCCATCACTCACAACAATAGGGCGAAACCCCTCTCGTTTAGCAGAGCGCATAGCAGCCTTGAGAGTCGGTCTCCCGATAGTTTTAATTACTACAGTAGTCTCACTCATAGGTCCACTCTGAATTATAAGTAATAGGAGTTTCAAGATTTCTCCCATGCAATAACCCGATAGCTTCTTCATACAACTCAAGTCTATGATGAACTACTTTATTTAAATTAAAATACTCTTCGGTTACTTTATGTAAATTCTCCCCCATCTCTCTTACATGCTTGGGATTTTTAAGACAATGAGTTAGAATTCTAACCCACTCTTTTTTGGAAGCACTAGGGGATAGAAGGTATCCAGTTTTACCATTAATAATGGTCTCATCATAACACCCCACATCAGATGCAATAAGGGGGACTTTGTACCTCCCACACTCCGCTACCTTAATCTCCGATTTAGAATCGTTAAAATTATTCATTTGGAGAGGAGCAATTGAGATATCAAAATTAGAATAAATACCTCCATAAGAATCAGGGGATAAAGCATTATAAATTTGCCAATTTACTGATCCCTTAAATCCTCCTAGTAAGGTCTTTTTATAATTCTTCCACACATCATGTTGCCACTCTTCTTTAATATTTCCATCCTCATCTTTATTAACAATCGGAGCCCCATAAAATCCCCAATGTACATTTTCTCTCCCCACTCTACCATTCACTAAATTAGGTATACCTGCAAACTCTTTAACATCCTCCTCATGATGAATACCTCCAGCCCAGCCCACTCGAAGTAACTTACGTCTTATAGGATAGGTTTTAGGAACATTCCAACAAGGTAAATTATAATCAATAGCATTTTTAACTACAGCTAACACACCCCCACAATACGGTTTAATTCTCTCAGCAAATTTTCTCTGAGTAACAGTTACTAAGTCGGCATGTGAATAGATAAACTTTGTAATATCCTCTAGATTCTTTTCCTTATAGACTCCATACAATCTATGCCCCTCATATAGATCTGTGAGAAGGTCATCTGTATCAAAATGAACAAACTTTCCAAATTCCTTGGCTTTACCTACAATACGAGCAGTATAAGGACCACCCCAATTAGCAATGTTATTAGTCCAAACAATATCAGCCCATTTTATATCAGCAAAATCCCAATCCTCTTTCCACATTCCTACCCTCTCCCCACTTTCCTCTATTCCTAAAGGATTAAGATTATACCTGAACTCTACTTGATCTCCATAAAGTTCTTCTAACTTTTTCATAGGAGCAATCAATCTATAGTAAGCACACCCTCCTTCATTTGCAGGAGCACATAAAATTTTAAGTTTCTTTTTAGCCATGATAGTTTGTTTATAAAAAAAGGGGGACGGCTTTCACCGTCCCCCTATTATAGCTCGTTACAGAGAATTACTCCTCTGCTTCTTCCTCTTCAAACACTTCCTCAGAACCTTCCGAAGAGTGACTCATACCGAGGGCCTTGCCAATGCTCTTGGCACCCTCAACAAAGTTCATACCCTCTCCAGTAGGAGCCATGGCAACCAGAGCATTCTTGTAGTGCTTACGCTTCCGCCTAAACAATAGCAACAGTAGGGCCTCAAAACCAGCAAGCTGGGGAATAAAGGTACTCCCTATCTTCAAAGCCGTTTGAGCCACACTTACAAGGGCATTGTTGTCCCAATCCGAAGACTCAGTAGATACGGGGACGAAAGAAGAATTAGGGAGAAGGGACTCCTCAGGAGCCATCACCACTACCTCATCCTTCCACGATTCCCTATACTCCACAGGAATCTCATCAGCAGGTAGTACAATTACTTTCTCCCGATGCTCGACTTCTACTTGACTAAGCGTAGTAAGAACCATATCTTGTTGGTTAATCCAATCCATAACCCCACAAGATGTGGGCACTGCTACTACAGTCAGCAGAACCAAAATACACATCATCTTTTTAAGTTTAAACATAACTAACTCGTTTGCATTTTTGTTAGGTAGTCGTCATCCGCAACATCCTCGGAGGGTTGGGGATTTTCCATGCTACCTTCAGGTGATGGAAGAAGTCCTTGAGCAGATTCCCTCACATCCTCATAATCCTCCAACTTGACAAGAGCATGAATATCGTGGAGGGAATCCATCCATGCAGCAACTTCTGCCTTATTCCCAGCCTCAGAAGACTTGGGACGAGGCTGCGACTGATCATACTTGGGCCACTGCCCTTCCATGATCTTTACAATCTTAAAATCGTGACCATTCTGAAGGTCAGTGATATCACCGAAATCTTCATCCAGCATAGCAGCGATGATCTTCTTGAAAAGAATCACACCAATAGAAAGGATTTTTACATCCCCACTATCACGATCCACTACGTTCAGATAATAACGAGCGCGAGGCTTGATTTGACGAGCCAGATCTTCGTCTTTGTTAGGCTCCTTCCATAGACCATAATACATATCACACAAAGGACATGGTTCCCCATGAATCTTTCGGCAATGAATATTCTTTGTTTGTCCATCACCAGTGGGGACGCGGTGAATCTTGGTCTCCGCATAGAATAGTGTATCCTCATCCTTACCAGGAAGGATGCGAATAGCGTTTGTACCATCTTGCAGTTGGACAAACTTAGACAGGAAATCGCTGTTAGCGTTTCCTCCTGGGGTGCTGAGTTCAGCGTGCTTCGCTCTAAGAGCATTCAAGTCAATAGCCATGTTAAACCTCCTTATGGTTAGTTGGGCCAGTTGGTATATTATAGACGTAGTTCACGAATTTTTTAGATTATCTATATAAATTTGTCTCGGCGCGCCGATTGGAAGATAGCTGTACAAGCATATCCTTCTTATGCTCCAATGACGACACTAGACCCTTTAGTAGGGTATACTTAAAATAAGCTTCATTTACCTTTTCCGTATATACTGCAAATTCAGAACTAGATTCAACAAAATCGTCCAAATCCTTAGCAGTTTGTTTCGATGGTGTAGACCTCTTTTTCTCTTTTCGAGTTTGAGCCGTATATTTGATTAATTCCAAATTAGCCTCATCCAAGCATTTCTTCGATACGGAAAGAAGACCTTGATAATAAGAATACACAGATGCTTGGCGAGACATCTCTACATCAATCTCATGCTTATCAAACTTGGTTACACTGTCAGCGATATCTACATAATTCTCCCAAGTTAGATCACCCAGAGCTTCTAGCAAATTTTGCGCTTTATTCATAATACTCCTCAAAAAGTTTTTCCCATAATTCAGAATTTAAATTCTTAAACATTAAAAACGCTCTGCACATTGATTCTGTGATAATTTCATTT